AACCAGTCATTTAAGCTGTAGGAGTAAATTAAATAGTCTACAATTTATCAAGATGATTATACTATCAGGCTTTAAGGTTAGCCTGCAAATATAACCTAATTTAAATATACTAGGATTTATTATAAATTAAATAGGGGGAAAAGGTATGAAATCGAGAAAAGAGATAAAGACAGAAGCAAAAGGTATACTGAGTGCAAACTACGGACCTATTCTAGGCGAATTTTTACTATGCGGCATCTTGACCGGACTATCCGAAGCAGTGGTTGTAGGGCCAATAGTTGTCGGAGGGCCCTTGTATGTAGGTTTCTATGAAGGCATAAGGATGCTTTGGCAGGGCAAGAAAAAAGACAGGATGTTTACTGGATTCGACTCGGATAAATTCGGACGCTCGATAGTTGGAACACTGCTTGTAGCTATATTCACATTTTTATGGACGCTCCTTTTTATCGTCCCCGGGATAATTAAGGCATTGGCTTACAGCATGACGCAGTTTATTATTTCTGATTCTAATGGCATTACCGGAAGTCAGGCGCTGGAGATTTCCAAAAAAATCACCAAAGGCTACAAAGGCAAACTTTTCGTATTTTTCTTAAGCTACATAGGATGGCTGCTGCTATCCGGAATCACCGCAGGTATACTTGCTATATTTTATGTCGGGCCGTATATGTCAACGGCATTAGGCGGATACTATCTCGAGCTTAAAAACAAAGCTTTGGAAGACGGGGTCGTAACAATGGCGGATTTTGGCTATAGCGAAGAAGAATAGGTTTAATCAATATAATATGTGCAAAGAATTTCCTGCGATGCGGGGGATTCTTTTTTATGTGCGGGAAAGAAGATGTATTTATGTTTATTTTAACCTTGATTTTATTATCCCAAACCAGTATAATAGTCTAGCAATTGAATAACTGGGTGTGGCGCAGTTGGTAGCGTGCTTGACTGGGGGTCAAGAGGCCGGAGGTTCAAGTCCTCTCACTCAGACCAAAGAAAACCCTCTGAACAGTGATGTTCGGAGGGTTTTTTATTTTGCCCCAAAATATATTTGTAAGCCACTTGTTAGCCACCGATATCTATTTTGTTTATTTCGTCATGTAAAAATTCATACTCTGCATGGCCGTATGTGGTGACGCTGAAAGCAAAATCTTTATGCCCCATCGTCTTTAATATGGCTGTATCATTGCATCCGGAGTTTATCATAAGTGATTCTAAGGTGTGGCGACACTTGTGAGGCGTGAGCTTGCGCACTCCCGCGGCTTTTAGTGCATCGTAGTAGAAAGCCTTGCGGAAGTTATCGGCAGTGTATGCGCCGCCGTCAGGCTTGCACAGCAGCGTTTCACCGTTTAGCGATACAAAGTACTCCAGATATTTGCGGATTGCTTTATGCACAGGGACAGGCCTATTAATGCCTGCCTCTGTTTTGCTGCCGCCGCGGATTATCTGATTTTCTATATCATAGTTAAAGCGTGTGAGCTGCAACGCGGCCGATACCCTGAAACCAAGAAATATCATTATTAGGATTATTTTTGTGACATGATCGGAGTCGTGTTTTATAAGCTTTTGTATCTCAAGGCGTGTAAAGTTTTCTTTTTCGGCTTTGGTTTCCGTCGGCAGCTCTATAAAATCAGCATAGTTTTTATTGCATATATCCATTTGCATTGCATAGCTATAGAGCATGCTCACAAGCGTGCGCACCTTTTGCAAGCTCGAATGGCTTAATTCCAGTCCGTCTATTATGGCCTGATAATGGGCCGTCCGCAGGTCGTTGAATTTTTTATTTTGCAGTGGTGAAAGTTTTAAATATGCGGCTTTATAATTGTCCGCTGTGGCGGGCGTTATCTTCTTATACTTGGCGGCGCTCCACTCATCGTACAGCTCTTTGAGCTTGATATTAGGCCGCTCTGTAGGCGCTATATCATACAGCGTGAGCTCTTGGAGTGCTTCCTTCTTAGTGGCATGGGTAGTGACGCGACGGCGGCGTTTGCCGTCCTTGTCGTAGCCCAGCGTGATAGATGCCGCCCACGGTTTGCGGCGGCGCCCGGATAGTTTATAGACGCTACCTGCATTGTTGGGGCGTTTCATTGGTTTTGTCATGATATACTTTTTTATTGCTATGATAGTTTAAAGGCTAAAGCAGCCCACATTCCACTAATATCAGAATGATTATTACGGGACCGACCATGATGAGCCACAGACCTATATTATGCTCGAACCACAAAAGTTTTGCCACTTCTTTTAAGCTCTCCCAAAATCCCTGCATTACTTCTTTCATTGCGCTTATACAGCCCAGTGATATCCGCAGCCCTGGCATACTGCCTCGGAGTGTGTCTTGCTTTGTATTTTCTTACTGCCGAAAAGTTTAAAGAGAAGGGCTGGCAAAGTAAGGAACAGCCATTTGAAGGGAACCCACCAAAAGCCGATAAATATCCACCACAAAAAGCCATGATGTTTGTTTTTAATTGTTGTCACTGCTTGGATGCTTACGTTTTCGCTTCCGCATTTTTTACATGTCATGATAGTACCTCTTATTATTATTTATTAATCCGTCACCATATCGTAAAAAACGTTTTCCGATATGATAATTAAATCCTGACCTTTTAAAATATATTCCTGTGCTTTCTTTTGCTTACTGCTCATGCCACCTTTTATAAGTGGGTTATAATCATTATTGCCCAATACTAAAATATTAGTGCTTTTATTAACTCCATTTTGGCAGAGTGCACCGAGGTTCGCGGCGAGCTGCGCGGCTTCTTTTCTTAGCATGCGTTCAAGAACACCAGTAAAAACTATGTTTTGTCCGTACAGAGGATGGCTCATATCGAAATCATCAGTGTCGGCGGATATTTCGCGCAGGTCTGCGGCTTTGGAGCGGTATGCAGATGTTGTTTTTTGAAAAACTTCGGATAAGTCTAAATTATTACTTATTACATAGCCATTCATATAGTCCAGCAGGTCTTTTGTATACTGGCAGTCCGCGACAGCTCTATGCTGGGTTCGCTCCGGAAGATTGAATTCATTTATAAGAGACTTCATGCTATGTGAATGCAGGTCTTTAAAAAGCCAGCGGCTTAGTCTAAGCGTACATACAAAATCATTTGAAAGCGGCAGGTCTAATTGCTTCATCATATTATCATATAGAAAATTTATATCGAAGTTTACATTATGACCGACGATTATTTCGCCGTAGGTAAAATCCATAAAAAAGGGAATGACTTCACTTATAACAGGTGCGTTTTTCAACTCAAGATTTGTGATGCCTGTAAGCTCTGATATAAAGTCGTCTATAAGTCTTTGAGGATTTACCAAAGAGCTGAACTGCTCTGTGATTTTATTATCACGGACTTTTATTGCCCCTATTTCTATTATAGAGTCATATCTTGGGTCTAGCCCGGTTGTTTCAATATCGACTAATGTGTAATCTGTGGGGAATTTTAATAAGCTTTTTCCTTTAAGCGGACGTTTGTCTGATTTTGGCATCATTTAACCTCCTGTATATATAAGGATATTATATAAAACACTAGTGACTTTTTCCAGTGTTTTACTACAAAAACAAATTATAAATTATAAAATGTACCAAAATAAGAACATACGTTTGCGTAAAATGATAATACGAAGTGAGGAAATTGATATGAAAGATAAAATAATTGAACTTTTAGGTGAATTATCAGATGAAGAATTAGAAAAAATCAATTGCATTATTACGGGTATAATTATGTCTCATGATCTAAATCAGAAACAATCTTCTTAAAAAACTCCATAAATTTTTTTCTATCATCATCGGGCAATAATAGAAAGTTCCTTATTACTATCTCGGTTTCTGCGTCCATAGAATTGGATTTATAGCCGAGAAGTGTAAATAAATCAGTAGGCTTTCTAAACATTTCGCCTCTGCCATCACGCAGCCATTCTTCATTTACGTTAAATTCGTGACACAAAAGCATAATGCTAGCGTCCGACATATTATTTATACCTTTTTCAATTTTAGATACTGCGCTTTTTTTCATGCCTATTTTTTTGCCAAACTCTTCTTGACTTAAATGCAGAATCTTTCTGAGGGAATTTATTCTTTCGTTTATCATATGTGCCTCTTTCATGAATTTTCAATATTATTATAACACAAATGTATATTAAATCAACATTTTCATTGACAAAGTGTATTATATATATTATTATGTGTATGTAAGAAACAAAAGTGACCGTGAAAGGAACTAAATTATGCCTGATAAGAATGATGAAAAAAAAGATTCTGAATTTATAAATCAAATGTTTAAAAAACTTTCTCGCGAAAAGAAAGAGCGCGTACGCGGCTATCTTGAGGGCATAGCAGCCCACAGCGAGCAGAACAACAAATCAGCTTAATCATATAGACATATAAAGGAATACATCATGACACAATCACAGCATATCAATCATATAAAAATAAGACCCGAAGAGGCAGGCAAAATAATAGGGGAGTCCGCGCAGTGGGTGCGCGTAGCCATGCAGCAGGGCAGGCTTCCTATAGGCGCATGCATATACCGTAAGCGGTATTCATACAATATACAGATTAATCTTCTCGCGCAGTATCTTGGCATCACGACTGAGGAATGCGCGAGAAGATTGAAGGAGGTAGCGGGATGAAAATGCCAAAAATACCTATAAGCATTGGCATAGATGAAGTGGCACAAGACCTCAGCGACAAATTAAATAAATTATCTGATGACTTTAAACTCATAGCCAGCGAAGCCGTAAAAAAGTATTCGGAAACAACCCTGAAAGCTGTGAGACGTGTGCAACATAGTATTTCACTTATGGAGCTCATGAACACCCTCAATATAAGCGACGATGACCTCACGAGCGGCGAGCCCATACATATGCAGATAAGCCCCGAGGAGCTTTCGGCAATCGGCGAGCTGTACAAGCTTAGCGGTATCGATAAACTCACAGTGACCGCAGTACTGCGGCTGGGCGAGCCCGAAGTGATAGTGACAGGAGAGGAGCAGGAGCGATGAAAACATGTCCGCACTGCGGCGCCAATCTTGACCCGGGGGAAAGATGCGACTGCATAGAAGCAAAGATAGCCGACGGGCGAGTGATAGCCGGGCTGGATGTAGCCGAAGGCGATGGAGATTATACAGCCTATTACGACTACGACACAATGGAGTGGAAAAGGATTAAGAATGAAAGGAGGTAAATTGCAATGGGTGAAAACGTTACACCGAAAATGGTAGATGATGCCCGGAGGGCACATGACAAGGCATATTATGAGGCGGAAATGAAAGTGTCGCAAGCGAGGGACAAGTTAACAGATGCGGCAATGAAAGTTTTGAAAGACAGTGAGTCGTATTCGCCACCTGCGCGCGCAGAGATAATTGAGAGTCTATCGTCAATTGTTAAATAACATTAGCCACACCCGCGGGCTATATCGCGGGATTATATGGGAGAGTGGCGCAGTGGCAGACGCGGTTAAGAGTGCATTAGCTATCTGTAACATGGTGAGTGCAACAGAGCTGTGTGTCCGGTGAGCGTTACAGGCAATAGATGCATCCGGTTAAAGGTCAAAAAGACGTAATACACATCACAGGTTCGAATCCTGTCTCTCCCACCGAACGTCCAAAGAAAAACGACGATACCTACAAAACCGCCGGTAGCGCAACTGGCAGGGGCAGAGTGGTTAGAGGTTTGACTGCCCCGTTATCTGGGAATATAGCTCAGCAGGTCAGAGCACTTGCCTGATACGCAAGGTGTCCGTGGTTCAAGTCCATGTGTTCCCACCAAAGGGCTGGATCCTTAATGCAGCTTTCAGCAGCCCTAATCAAAAAAAAGTAAGCTGTAGGCGGCTCGGGTAGACGAGTAGGTATTCTTAAGAGATTTGTTGAACCTTGCAATGGCAAAACAAGCTAAAAAGCTCTCCATTGGGGCTATGGGTTAAGAGCTCCAGCAGCCCGACAGGGCTCATAAGTTTTTTTTCTTTCATAATGCCCCTCCTCTTAACACAGGCGGAGGAGGGGAACTTTTTAAAAAGGAGTACACCATGCCAAAACCTATACAAGCAACAATATTCGGGGAGCAGGATATACCCGAGGAGCACCGCGAGGATATGACGGGCTGGGATACGCCGGAGCAGGCCATGCGATGGCTGCATGACTGGGGTGTGGAGTTTTACCAGGTGGTGGATCTAAACCGCGGCGGCGAGGTTGTGGCAGGTACAATGTGGCCGCAGCTGTGGTCGGGGTTGATGAGACGCAAGAATCGAGCCGAAAGGGGCGCGTGACAATGATTAATATTACAAAGTATATACCGCACGGCAAAGCAAATGCCATTTCTAAAGCGGGTATTATCGCCGCCGCTGCGAGGGACGGTGTGAAGCTTGAAGCGAGGACAGTGCGCAAAAGAATATCTGAGGCGCGTATGTCCGGGCAGGTAATAGTATCAACGTCTGACGCGCGAGGTTACTTTATACCGCTGCCGGAAGAGACCGAGGCAGTACAGCATTATATCAATGAGTCTATAAGCCGCGCCAATGTTATTTTGCAGACCACGGCGTCCGCTAAGCAATGGCTTGTGAGCGTACGAGGTCAACAGTCCATGACATTCGATGATAACGGACAGGGAAAGATAGCACTTTAATGAGCAAGACTAAAATCACAATCAAGCCGCGAAAGCTTAATATAAATACTTATTATAACCGTCTTGAAGCGGAGCTTGCAGATGTAGCAGTCGGCGCGCGGATAATGAAAATGCGCAGGGATGCAAAGAACGGGCTGCTTATTACTATAGAGCCTTATAAAAAAGAGACGGACAAGCAAATCCGGCGCATGTGGAAACTATGCGGTGAGATAGCAGAGCTTTTAAGTCCTGTCTCAAAGATGGATGCCCTGCTGGTATACCGCACGGCCATAGAAATTGTAGGCGTATCTCAGACTTTAGATGTACCCAACAGCGAACTTAAGCAGCGCGCCCGGATGTGGTCGCAAGCGCATATAGGAAATTTTAGTGTGGATTTATATCCAAAGCCTGATGAGGGAAAAACGAGAGTGCGTCAGTATTTTGGAGCAAGTACTTATGATTCCAAGCAATTGCAAAGGGTAATTGATTTGCTTGAAGCGGATAAAAAGACCCTGCTCGAAGAGAAATAACCTAGCCGCGAGGATTGCGCGAGAGTAAACCCGGCTAATAAAGACAGACAAATACACCAAAACGCACGTTAAATAAATTCTGCGGCAACCGCAGGCGTGGTATGAAAGGATAAAAGTAATGGATAAGGTTAAAAATAGCAAAAAGATGCATTTAACCGTCACTTTGGACGCCGAGGATGCGCTTATATTCCGTGTAGTGATGGCTGCGCACCCGCACATCAAGCGAAACTCTGACGTGCTGCGCAAGGGCATATATACATTATATAAGCAGATGAAGATAGCAGACCGTGAGGAGCTGGAAGCTCAGATAAGAGCCGATGACGTACTCAGCTAGGGAGGCACCGATGGCTAATATCATCTTAGACGCAGCATATGAGCAGATACCGGACAGCTGGGGGCTTATAATCGGCGCTCTTATGGTGGTTGTGCTGGGCGGATGGCTGATAGTGGATTGGATAAGGAGGAATAAGAATGGAAAAGACAGCAAGTGAGATGTTTAAAGCGTTGGGATATACGCAGGTTAAAAGATTTTGTGGTGTGGAAGAACATCGCAATAATGGCGAGTTAGTCTATGAAAAAGAATGGAAACCGCTAGGCAAAGCTGTATCTAATATTTTGACTGTGCGCTTTGATTTAAAAAGAGAATCATATACATATACTGACCTGACAAGAAATGCTCTAATCACAAATAAAGAAATGTTTCTTGCTATAAAAGCGCAGTTTATTGAACTCGGCTGGCTAGATGAACCTCAATGCGAACCCAGCACCATCGAATACGCTCCCGAGTTTGTCCGGGAGTGCGAGAAAAGGGGTGGGGATGTTGAGTAAGCTAAAGAGCGAGTATGAGGGGAAGAAAATATGGAGTTGGTATTGTACCGATTGCGGACACCTTATGTATCACGATGAATATGTTAAGAATGAAGGTAGATGCATTTGTTGTGGTGATACGAGCAAGATGAAACCATTCGAATATTGGAACGAGGAGGAACAGCCATGAAAATGACTAATGCGGAAGCGGTGAAAACGTTCAGGCAAATGCTGTCTACCGACTGCGAGATAAGACTAGAAACTATGGATATAACATTTACTAAGCGAATGGAAAGAGCATGCAAGAAAGCCATAGCCGCACTATCTCCCGAGCCGTTGAAGTTTCCGAGCTTTGAAGAGTTCCAAAAAGATCCTTTTGTCCAATTGGAAAGAGGGGACTATGAATTTAGGATATATGACGATCATTCAGGGAAAAAGCTTGTAGTTGAATTTTTCCAATACGGAAGATTTAACCATATGAAAAAAACTAAATTACCATGCACCGAAGCCGGCTACAACGCCGCTATAGCACAGCTCAATGCGTGGCTGGTGGAGCTGATTAATGAATTGATGGGGGTGGCGGAATGAAAAAACTCAAATACTATTGGAACATTGTTAAATGGATGTGGCATCACCGATTAGAGCATAACTGCCGCCAGAAGTGGCGCAGAATGTTGCGTGAGCTAGGCGATTTATAATGGCAGTCACCATATGCCCGCACTGTAAGAAGCACAACGTATCAAGGCATGATTACTTGGCCAGAGAGTATCTGCGCTGTACGGACGTTAAATGCTTCAGACGATACAAGAATCCGAACTATAGGGGGAGAAGATGAAACCAATATATGAACCAAAAGGTAAAGCCAAAGAATACGGCGACTACGCTTTAAACATCTATACAGGCTGTCCACATCGCTGCTATTACTGTTTTGCATCCGGAGTACTAAGGCAAGACAAAGAGCAGTTCCATAATAATGTCCGCGTCCGTGATGGCTTGATACCTGCGCTCGAAAAGCAATTGCGGTCTGGGGCATATGAAGGAAAGCTTATACATCTATGCTTCACCTGTGACCCGTTTCCAATGGGTGTTGAAACATCACCAACAACAGATGTTATACGGCTTATCAAACAATACGGCGGTCACATTCAGATATTAACCAAAGGGATTATTAATCAAGAATCTTTTTATATGTTGGATAATAATGACTGGTTCGGAATAACGTTAACAGGAGCACAAGGATTACAAGAGCGATGCGCAACGCCATCATGTAATAGGGTAGGCCAGTTAATGGCTTTAAGTGAACGTGGAGTTAAAACATGGATTTCATTTGAGCCTGTTTTAAGGGATGAATATGTTATTTTCAATCTTAACAACGATAAACTGATGCGGCATACAGACAAAGTGAAAATCGGCAAGCTCAACTATCATCCGTCTGATATCAACTGGAAAGAGTTTGGTAAAAAGTGCGAGGCTATCTGCATTGAAAATGGCATTGACTACATGATAAAAGACGGGCTTAGAAGGGAAATGGAAAGATGAGCCGAGAAAACATTGAATTTTTTGACGTAGGAAAACAAGCAATATACGGCGCAAACAGTATGGGCACATATGTAAGGATGCGTAAAGACGGCAGTTATTTATCACTCAGCAAAGAGCTGTGGAATAAGATGGGTCGACCTGAAGTTGTTGGAATAGGTATAGAGAAAAAGGCTAATATGAAAATCCTTTGCATTGACTTAAAGCCTGAAAGTATAAATAAAATCAAGGTAAGTTCTACAAACGGTGTCCATATCGGTGGCAGGGGGATATGCCGTTGGCTTGAAGAGAGTGGATATAAGCCCGGGGTAAAGATGAAGTTTATGGAATACAAGGACGGGCTTTGGTGTGAAGAAAAATAGACAAGAGCGCAGTGAGGAGAGTAATGGAGACCGGATATATAAAACTAAGCCGCAAGCTTACCAATAACTTTCTGTGGCTGTCAGAGCCTTTCACAAAGGCACAGGCGTGGGTTGATATATTGATGCATGCAAAGTACCGTGACCTGTCCATAGAGCTTGACCGCGGCGAGGTCGTGCATCTGAACAGAGGGCAGTTTTTCGCCCCTGACGCTTATTGGGAAGAGCGGTGGCAATGGAGCAGAAACAAGGTCAGATCTTATTTTAAGATGCTGGAACAGGAGCATATGATAACCCGTGAACATAATAAAACTAACCGCCGCCGTATTATCGTGACCGTGCTCAACTATGACAAATATCAAGGCGAAGGTATAACAGAAGGTACATCAGAAAGTACATCAGAAGGTATAACAGAAGGTACATCAGAAAGTACATCAGAAAGTACATCAGAAGGTACACAAAAGAAGAAAGATAAGAAAGAAAAGAACAGTAAAGAAGGAGAAGAAAAAGAAGCAATCAGTACTGATAATCAGCCTCTTACACGCGCGAGCATACCGCAGGATGAGCTTGACCGCTTGAGTAGAACCTTTGACACGGTGGACAAATACACACAATCTGTGTATTCGGAGCTGAGGGACCAGTACAGTCAAATGGATTTAATTGATGCGCTGATGAGTACACGTCTAAAAGGCGGCATGACTATAGATTACACGAGAACAATTTTGGATGAGGAATATACGAGGTTGGAAGGATGAAAGGAGCACACAAAATGGATGAGCTTATAAAAAAAATCAACGACGAGATACAGCAGAACGAGAAAGATGTAAACATCAAAAGGATAGGCGAATACATACTTTCGCTTGTACCAAAGCTCGACGACAAGACCATAGCGGAGATGATGGCAGAGGATAAAACCATCAAAGGCAGTATCAAAAAGATGCAGCAGGAAGCGCGCAAAGTGGCTGTTAACGGCTGCGGGATCCTCACCGATGAGGAAGGATACAAGATTGTAAGAGAATATTTCAGTATAACAGACAAAGCGGCATCTGTGAAGATTATCGACTTGAACGAATATTTGTGAGGCACACATGGATAGAAGTGATGCAAAAATATTACAACATTTTGAAGGTATCATCACCGATAAAGTAGTCCGATACGCAACGGATGTGGTCCTTGAAGAAAGCAAATATATTTTTATAACCGGCAAGGGCAAATCACGCCGCGGGTACTGCACGCATTGCCGCGAGGAGTACTTTGTGATAGGCGGCAGACATAACGAATATATGTACTGCCCTAAATGCAAAAGCAAGTGTACGGTAAAGCTCGCCGGCTATAGCAGACAATATATGTACGATTACGGAACCATGCTGACATATAAGAAGCTCAATAAAAATGCAATGCTCGCCGTTTACTGCTATGTCGAGCGCAGCTATAAGCAGAGCTATAAAGATGTGGAGACCAAAGTTAAGGTTCAAGCAAAGTATTATTTCGAGATAGACAATGCGGAAATGTATGAGCAGGACTATTGGTCAAAAGAATGGAAGCCGCAGCGAGGGATATACAACTTTTATCACAAAAAGCAGCATTACGGCGCCTATAGTGAAGATTTGCAAAGCTTGGAAAAGGCATGCAAAAACACAGCTTTCCGGCATATTTATAAATGCTTTATTAATGCAAACGATGAATCGCACAGTATAGAAAAACTCGCTTTGTACTGCAAATATCCAAAAATCGAATATGTCATAAAGGCCGGATACTATGAGCTGATGGATAAGTATATCAAAGGCTACAGCACGGGCGGCACTATCAGCTGGAGAAGCAAAACACTGCCTAAGTTTTTAAGGCTGTCACAATCGTCATATAACAAAATCAAAGGCATGAGCATCACAGACTTTAAAGAGTTGTTTTATATACAACAGGTTGAAAAATCAGGGCATCCCTGGGATGGCGAGCAGCTCACTGTATTGAAGAACGCATGCCAAACATACCAGATGGAAGAACTGAACGAGATAATGGGATATCTGACTATTGAAAAAATCGTGAACTATATAGAAAAGCAGATGCAGAAAAAAGACTGGTGCCACAACGGTATGGGTATGGCCGAAAGATATTATTCGAGACATGTGATGTTCAGAGACTGGGTAGACTATCTCGATCAGTGTAAGAGTCTTAAATATGATTTGCACGATGATGCGATTATGAGGCCGAAGGATTTACAGCTTGCACACACGAAAACTTCAGAGCTTATAGCCTATCAGAAAAACAAGGCTTTAGACGAAAAGATTGCCGCGAGGCTCAAGGAGCTAAATGAACAGTACGGCTTCAAATTTGGCAATTTGATAATACGGCCTGCAGCTTCGTCAGGCGAGCTTATAAAAGAAGGAAGCAAGCTCGGGCATTGTGTGGGCGGGTACGCAAAACGGCACGCGTCAGGAGAAACAACTATCCTTCTTATAAGAAAAATCGATAATCCGGACACACCATTTTTTACAGTGGAGGTCCGCGAAAATACATTGATACAGGCAAGGGGATATAAGCAAATAAGCTATGAGAAAGTACCGGCAGTACACGAGTTTATAAAACAGTTCAAACAACAAAAGTTGAATGAAAGGATACAAAAAGCATCATGAATGAAATGGCAAAACATCTAAACAGCCTCGATACATTGGCGGGCGAGATAAACAGCATAAAAAGCCAGACCCGGCAGATGATAATGAGCGCAAGCATAGAGATCGGCCGACGGCTCGTGGACGCAAAGGAGCTGTGCGAGCACGGACAGTGGGGAAACTGGCTTAAAAACAAAGTCGACTATTCGCAGAGGACGGCTGAAAACCTCATGAAGATATTTGAGGAGTACGGAAACGGTCAGATAAGCCTTTTCGGCAAAGCAAAATCGCAAGCGCTTGCGGATTTAGGATATACACAGGCAGTGGCGCTGCTCAGTCTCCCGGCAGAGCAAAGAGAAGAGTTTGTCGAGCAGAATGATATGGACGCCATGACCACCCGGGAGCTTCAGGAAGCTATAAAGGCAAAGAACGAAGCGGAAAAGGCATTGCAGGAGAAATCCGTGGAACTTGATGAAATGCAGTTTGAGATTGACCGCCAAAATGCAATGATAAGTCAGCTGCAGGAGACATCGGAAAACACTGAGCTGGTCGAAGAAAACCAAAGGCTATTAGCCCAGCTGGAGGAAAAGAAAAAAGACTACGAAGATAGTCAGGAAGAGATAGACCGTCTACTGGATGAAATAAACGAAGCACAGGAAAACGAAATAAGCAGCGAGGAACTGGAAAAGCTAAAGGCCCAGCTGGCAAAAGAAAAAGAAAATAATAAAAAGCTTGCCGCTGAGCTTAAAAAGCCGAAAGAAAAGGAAATAGTGGAAGTAGTGCCTGAGGCTATAACAAAGGAGTTGGAACAGCTCAGACAGAAACTGGCTAATGAGGACAGTCCTATAATTGCAAAGTTCAGGCTCCAATTTGAAGGGATACAGAACGAGTTTACAAGGCTCATGCAAACGACAGATGAGGTCAGCAGCGCGGATGAGGCAACAGGCGCGAAGCTAAGAAGCGCTATAAAGGCTATGCTCAACAAGATGATAGACGGTATGGAGTAGGGAGTATGGGAGTAACAATATCATCAAGCAAAAGATCATTAGACATGGGATATCACGGCTTTAATCGATTTAGGGCAAAGGTGGCGGAGCAGTACAGTAATGAGTTTGGAGAGCACTATCATGATTTGGATAAAGGCACATGGCTCTACGGAACTGCACGTGATGAATTTTTCAAGGCATATGACGAAAAGACGCTAAAACTTTTAAACGAAAACAAAGTACCTATGGAGATAGTTGATTTCTGCTATCAAACAGATTGTGAAGGCAAAATTAACAAGAGCCAAGCAAAAATGATTTATGAATTAATCAAAGATTGTGACGATGAAATCATTTATGGTTACTGGGGAAGTGAAGACTGCACGAAAATGAAGCATATGAAACAACTGTTTAAGGACTGCTATAGCCATAGTAAGCAAATTGTATGGGGATGAAAGGAGCTCGAACATGAAAAAAGGAACTAAAGTAAAAATAGTTAACTGCCTTGAAGCGACACAGCATCCCGCGACAATATGGACTACTACATCAGATTCGTGGAAACTTGGCAGCGGCGAGGAAGTTATAAGGCTTGCAGGATATCGAGGAGGATTTGATGTCCGCTGTTTACAGGAGGTTGAAGAGCCTCATATCCCGGAAGACGCTATATATTTCGCAGATGGCGAGTGTCCCGTGTGCGGCTCGTTCTGTGGCAATGGAGGGCATGGCGGATTGAAATGCGAGTGCGGCTGGAAACAGGATGAGAAAGAAGCTGAAAAGAATATGAAGATAGCAAAAGAGATATTTGATTCACTGTAGGAAGGAGAGATTGAAAAATGCCAAAATACATTCATGAAAATAAAATATATGATACCGATACCGCAAAACAGATATTGCAATATGGCACGCGAAGAAAAGAAACCTTCAAAACAGTCTTTGGTGGCACGTACGAAACTTCATATTTGTATCCAACGCGTCTTTATAAGACAAAAAGCGGAGCGTGGTTTACTATAGAGTCAAAAAGAATATCGGATGATTGGACTTCGGCAAAGTTCACGCTTATAACAGAAGAGGACGCCAAAAAAATAGTGGAAGAGTTAAACGACACAGAAGTATATGCAGAACATTTTGGCAAACTTGAGGAAGGCTAACCCATGACACGTTTTTCCACCCTTATCCCGTCAGAGCATGACGAGCAGGTAGTATTCATGCGGCACATATTTTATACCATGCCGCAGATAGAGCCTTTTCTCTTTGCAATACCAAATGGCGGACTAAGAAATAAAACGATAGCAGGGCAGCTCAAAGCAGAGGGAGTAAAAGCGGGAGTGCCAGATCTCTTTCTGTCACTGCCCAGCGGTAAATACCACGGACTATATATAGAGATGAAACGCCGCGAGGGCGGCACAGTGAGCCGTGAACAAAAGAAAATGCTGGAGCGGTTAAGCAGTGCAGGATATATGACGGTAGTAGCAAAGGGCGCTGATGAGGCACTGAGCGCGGTAAAGGAGTACTTGGAGGTAAGGAAATGAACAAAGAACTCATATTCAACGGTGGTGATGTCTCAATAGGCGGCGGAATAATTACCTTTGAAGGAGAAAGCCAGAGCCTGCCATATATCGACTTTAAGCGGCTGGATACCAAACACCCAATAGGCGAGGATATCGACTGCTGCGAGGATGCGGATGTGACATTTATTTTCCGGAAGAGTGAGAGCATAGATGTGCTGATACGGAGGCTTAACGAGGTTAAGGGGCTGTTTGATGATGGATGATTTCAAGATAACAATTAATATGGACGGCGATAGGATATATACAGCTAATGTACCTCTTCCGGAAACACTAAAAAAAGCTTTAGAAGAGGGAAAGATAACTGAAGCTCAGGTAATCGAATACTGCGAGTATATAACCGGTAAGGTTTTTCAAGATACGTATTTTGAGTTTTTGGATGCGTGGATAGAAGAAAGAATGAAAGGTACTGCGACTAAAAAACCAAAGGGGTTGTGGAGCTCAGCAAAAAATAAGAAAGGATAAAAAAGGAGTAACAATGAACGCACTGCATTTGATATGGATAATACCTTTAGTATTCGCGGCAGGTTTTATTTGTTCGAGCATATTAGGGGTCAGCAGAATAAATGATTTATATGATGAAATAACAAGGCTAAAGGGAAAAAAGAGCGATAGCGGCGAGGAACAATAACAAATAATAGGGGGGCAGCGATGGCGGCGATAGAAAGCATTAACAAGTGGCTATATGAGATACGAAAATTATGTGCCCGAAAGAGAGACATTCTCAATGATATCGATAATGTGAAACAGGAGCGCGAAACAATTTTTGACGCCGCTAATACTGTGTATGGGAATGTTGGTGGACATACATCTGATATAAATGATCCTACATTACAAAAAGCCCAGAAATTGTGTGATAAATATAAAAATAAGCTTGATGGTTTAATATTAGAAATGGAGAACATCATAGACAATATTGACAAGCGACATGAAATAATTACTGCTTGTTTTGAAGATGAAGAAGCTGATATGACCGTGCAAGAGTATGAAACTTTATTTTATTACTACTTTGAGGGAATGAGCGCAGATGAGGTAGGGACTGCAATATATTACTCTGAAAGAAAGATATATGAATTCAAAAAGGGAGCTATAAATAAGCTCAATATGTATATAAAAAAGCATAAAAATGAACTTCTGCAGTGAACTGCAGTAAAAAATGAGTTATTATGATAGCGTCAGATGTCGGCGTGATGAACCGAAATCGTATAAGTAAAGGAGCTATCTATAAAAGGATGGCTCTTTTCATTTTCATGAATAACATACGCAGCGAGGGACATATGCCAGAAAAAAATGAAATGTATGTGCGGATTGATGAAGAGTACGACACTGTATATTTTGAAATGTCGAAAGATTACGCACGCGAAGTACTGGAGTTCGACGAGAACAACATACAGCTATGGGCACAATTCGGAAAGCTCGTACGTGAAAACATACTGAGGAATAACGATGTGGCTGTTTGTATAAAGAGTAAAGGTGCTAGGAACTAACACAACGAATCAAGCTTATGATTGATAGATATGACAATGTAGCGGTAGGACAATGGGTGCGTGAGCTCATCGCTACCGGAGACGTCCATTCGTTTTATATTAGTCAAGTGTGGCTTAATGTACGAGATGAGGTGCTTGATGAGGATAAGCACGAGTGCCAGTACTGTAAAACTCACGGCAAATACAGTAAAGCTACGATAGGACATCATCAAAAGCATCTAAGGAAGTATCCTGAGCTGGCACTGAGCAAGACGTATGAAGAGGACGGAGAGACCAAGCGCAACATCGTTTCTGTGTGCAGGGAATGTCATAAGCTTGCCCATCCACACTCGATAAAAAAAGCAAAGCCTTTGACAAAGGAGCGGTGGTAGAAGAAAGTATACCCCCCCATCAAAAAAGGCGGCTTTTTGCTGCAAACGCCCATACTCGTGTGGGTCCAAGACAAAAGAGAAAAGCAAAATCGCTCGCGCGCATGAGGGGGGTGGGGGTAGGGGTGTCAAAAAAACAGACAAAAAAATACAGAGAAATAAAACAAGATCTACTCGCACAGCTTGAAAAAAAGTTTATCTCCCGGAAGCATTACGAGGATTTAGTTGAAGACTATATGGCTTTCTGGGTAATAAAGGAGCAATTACAGGAGGACATTGACGAGCGCGGAGTTGTAGTTACTTATAATAATGGCGGAGGTCAAAGCGGGTCTAAAAAAAATGATAGCGTTTCAGAAAAGATAAAAGTGACTGTTCAGATGTCTAAGATTCTTGATGATTTAGGGATAAAGCCAACACAGATAAAAGATGATACGGCGATATCCGATGTGAAAGATAAAGATGAGGACATCGGGGAATTGTGAGATAAACGGCCATATACTCAGATATATAGAGATGGTCGAAAACCGAGAAATACAGGCATGTAAAGAACAACATCTTTTAGTCGCTTATATACGAAAATGTTTTAAAACCGAACCGATATATACTGATGAAACGCAATTGAAAAAATATTTAAATATGGCAAAGTACTTCCCATATGTCGAATTGTTCGAATGGGAAGTTTTTGTATTAGCGCTACATTGTTGTACATACCGTAAAAAAGATAGACGTCCACGCTGGCCGGATCTCTTTGCATTGATGGGACGCGGAGCAGGCAAAGATGGCTTTATTGCCTTTGTTGATTTTTGTTTAGCATCACCGCATAACGGTATAAACGCATATAACATAGACATGGTCGCCAACAATGAAAAGCAAGCAAAGGCACCGTTTGATGATATATATAGCGTTTTAACAAATCCGGATAATACAGAAAAGCTCCGAAAGTTTTTCTATTGGAACAAAGAGGTTATTAAATGTAGGCAGACTGGTGCGGAGATACAATTTCATACCAATAATCCAAAAGGGAAGGATGGATTACGACCTGGATATATCGTATTTAATGAAATACATCAGTATGAAAACTATGATAACATAAATGTTTTTACGACAGCGCTTGGTAAAAAACCGCATCCGAGAAGAGCTTATATAACCACTAACGGTGAGGTGCGTGACGGGCCGTTGGATCATCTCCTTGAAAGGTGTCTCGGGATACTGGAGAAGGGCGATGCAGACAATGGAATGCTTCCGTTCATATGCCGTCTGGATGAAAAAGAGGAAGTTCATAACTTTAATATGTGGGAGAAGGCTAATCCCTCATTAAGATATAGGCCTGATCTTAGAGAAGAGATGGAAAAGGAATATAGGGATTGGTTAGTCAATCCCTTTTTCTTTACCGATTTTATGAAAAAGCGAATGAACATGCCCGGCGGTAAAAAAGAAGAACAGGTAACATCGTGGGAGCTAATAAAGGCTTCGTGTAGTCCGGTTCCTAAAGAAAGATTGCGCGGAAGGAGCGCAGTTGCGGGCATTGACTATGCCATGATTAGCGACTTTGCCAGTGCGGGAATATTATTGCGTGAAGGAGATAAGCGTTATTGGATTACTCACTCATGGTTATGTGAGCAGTCGAAAGATATCCCGCGCCTTAAATGCCCTTACAAAGACTGGGCTAGGCAAGGCTTTTTAACTCTAGTATCGGATGTAGAAATTCATCCGGACTATATAACTGAATGGATAATGAAGCAGGCATTGCAGTTTAATATTACAAAGCTTGCAATGGACCATCACAGATTTGCTTTGCTTGCAAAATCTTTGGCGGGGGCAGGATATGACCCGAAGGGAGAAAAAAACCTAAAGCTTGTAAGACCCTCAGACATAATGATGGTCGCTCCGGTAATAGACAGCTGCTTTAATAATGAGTTGTTTGCTTGGGGTGATAACCCGGTTATGCGCTGGGCAGTAAATAATACTAAAAAAATACGTTCGGGAGTGAGAACAGGAAATGACACGGGTAATTATGTGTACGGAAAAATAGAAGCTAAAAGCAGAAAGACAGACCCGTTTCTTGCGCTTGTAGCAGCTATGACTATAGAAGGTGAAATTGAAGAGGAGGCGGGAGCTTTTGAAGATATACCAGTTATCACCGCTTAGAGAGAAGGTGAATCATGAGTCTGGGTAGTTCTATTATCAGCTGGCTTGCAGACAAGCTCGGCACTCCTGTACCAGTAAGTTATAACGGTGATTTGATAGGAGAATACGAAGAGCTGATAGGAAATATTTATATTAGAGAATTAGCATTTTGGAATGCGGTAAATATTTTATCAAATGCAATATCAAAATGTGAGTTTGAAACGTATGTAAATAATAAAAAAGTGAAAGGACCTGAATACTTTCTATGGAACTATGAACCAAACAAAAACCAAAACTCGAGTGCTTTTATACATAAGCTTATAGCAAAACTTTGCAGAGAAAACGAATGCCTGGTAGTAGAGCAGGGCAGCCAGCTACTTATTGCTGATAGCTTTACCAAAGCGGAAAGCACAATTAATGGTGATACTTTCAGTCAAGTCATAGTAGGTGATTTTACTTTTCAGAGAGACCTCAATCAATCCGAAGTTCTTTATTTTAAGTTGGCAGAACAAAACATAAAAAAGGTAGTGAACGGAATATATGACAGCTATTCGGAACTAATAACGTATACAGTCAAGTCATATAAGCGGTCAAAAGGAATCAAGGGAATTTTCAAATATAATGCGCTCCCTGTAAAGGGCTCTGAGGAGCGCAAAGCATTTGATGATTTGATAAATAAAAAAATCAAAGATTGGTTATTATCTGATGCCGCTGCTTTACCTTTGGGTAAAAATGCGGAGTGGAAGGAGCTTGAATATCAAACAGGCAAGGGAGACTCGACACGGGATATAAGGGCAATGATTGATGATATCTCCGATTTTACAGCCAGAGGGTTTGGCATACCTCCGGCGCTTATGAAGGGGGATGTGGCAGACACTTCAAAGACAATAGATCAGCTTTTAACATTTAGCGTGGATCCTTTAGCCGATAACATCCAGGAAGAGATTACGCGAAAGCGTTACGGCTATAAAGAGTTTTCAAAAGGAAATTATCTGCGGGTAGATACGAAGTCTATAAAACATATTGACCTTTTGAGTGTAGCAACAGCGATAGACAAACTCATAGGCAGCGGTGCTTTCTGCATAGACGATATATTGGAAGCATTAGGCGAGCAGCCAAAAGGCGAGGACTGGTCACAGCAGCACTTCATAACTAAGAATTATGAACTTGTTGAGGAGGCATTAAAAAATCTGGAAGGAGGTAATAAGGCTTGAAACAAAAGATGATGAAGTTTGAGTTTAAGCAGCAGATGGAGCGCCCGGATACACTTGAGCTATATATTTATAGTGAAGTGATACCTGACAGCTATAACTGGTGGACTGACGAAACTGAAGAAAGCGAAACTTCAGCTAATTTCTTCAGAAAGAAGCTGGCAGAATATAAGGATGTGAAATACATCAACCTTTATATAAATAGTGAAGGTGGATATGTCAAGGAAGGCTATGGTATATATGCACAGCTCAAAAGACATACCGCAGTTAAAACGGTTTATATCGATGGTTTTGCAAATTCTGTTGCTTCTATTATTGCAATGTGCGGAGACAAAATTATTATGTGTGTTAATAGTGTAATGGGTATACATAATATGATGGGTTGGTGTTTTGGAAATGCAGCAGAACACAGGCAAGTAGCTGATAACTTAGACAGTATGATGGAAGGAAACAGACAGCTTTATCTTGAAAGGGCAAACGGGAAAATAACACTTGAAAAGCTTATTGAACTATTGGATAAAGAAACCACATTAACTGCAACTGAATGTTTGCAATACGGTTTTTGTGATGAAATTGCAGAAACAGTTTCAAATCCAGAGGCAGTAAAACAATCGCTGAAGAATCTAAACGAGACTATGGAGGCACAGATAAAATACTTCCAGTCACTGAAGCAAACATTTCATGAAGCTATGCAGTTGGCAAAACCGGCAGTTCAAGAACCACAGCAGCAGAACACAAGCGAGCCACTCGAGACAGGCGGAATAGAACCGCAGCAGACAACGGAAGCGGATCCGCCTCCACCGACTGAACCTAAAGTATCAGACTTTTTGATGCAGATGTTTAAAAGCTAACATCAAACAAAAAAATAAAACTTAACGGCTACAGGCCGTTTTTATTTTACCTAAAAAGGAGATGAAGTAATTGTTAAACCTTGACGCAATCAAGCAGAAAAAAGAAGAAATGGCCAACAAAGTATTACAGGCAACCAAAGACAACAATCCCGAAGGATTTGCGGAAGCATTTACCCAGTATACAGACCTTCTGCAAGAGATGGTAATGGCAGAAGCAAAAGGATTGATTCAATCTTTTGACAAAGAAGTTTTGATGGGGCGTGGCGTAAGAACGCTTACATCGCAGGAAACGCAGTATTACGAGAATGTAATAGAGGCGATGAAGTCCGGCAATCCTAAGCAGGCACTTTCCACAATCGACGAGGCTTTGCCTACAACCGTTATAGATTCCATCATGGAAGATATAGTGGAAGAGCATCCGCTACTAGATGAAATAAGCTTCCAGAACACAGGTATACTGACGGAGATAATAGTATCCACACTGGATGGCCGCTTCAAAGGTGTATGGGGAGCGCTTAATTCTGAAATAACGAAAGAGCTTGCTGCGGGGCTTACGAAAATCGAGCTCGCAAAGAAAAAACTTTCTGCCTTCATACCGATAAGCAAGCCTATGCTTGAAATAGGGCCCGTGTGGATAGACCGCTATGTGCGTGCTATATTGCTCGAAGCCATAAATAATGGATTGGAAGATAGCATAATAAACGGTACTGGCGTTGACCAGCCAATCGGAATGACTAAAGACCCAAATGGTCTTTTCCATGCGACGGAGGGATATCCTGACCTTACTCCAGTACCACTTACAGAAGTTACACCGGCAACATATGGTGCCGTAATAGGTGGTATGGCTGAAGGAAGGAATGGATTATATAGAATTATATCCGAAGTTCTTCTGATTTGTAACCCGGTGGATTACTATACCAAAGTAATGCCTGCGGTTATGTTTCAAATGGCGGACGGTACCTGGGTAAGCCGCTGGCCTTTCCCAACTAAAGTTATACAGTCGGTATATGTTGAGTCCGGAAAAGCTGTAATAGGTATCGGTAAAAGATACTTCTTTGGTCTGGGCACTGCTAAGGAGGGTAAGATTGAGTATTCGGATGAGTACGCTTTCCTAGATGATGATAGGTATTATCTCACCAAGCTTTACGGAGAAGGCAAGCCTTTGGATAATACATCATTCAAGGTGCTGGATATTTCAGCACTTAAACCGGTTGACCTTCGCGTGCTTGTTGCAAACTGGCCGGATGATTCTGACCCGGTGGAAGTAAATAATGTTTCGGATGCAAGGCTATATTCATTGGCTATCGGCGCATTGACGCTTTCGCCCACATTTGATAGAGATGTAAACTCCTATACTGCGGCGACTACAAACGCAACCAATGCAATAAATGTAACGCCTTTGAATGCGGACGCTACTGTCGAGATACTTAACGGAGCTACACCTGTGGCCAACGGCGACCCGGCGACTTGGGCGGAAGGCGAGAATACAGTTACTATAACTGTTACAATCAATGGCCAGTCCGAAGTTTACACAGTGGTGGTAACTAAGTCTTAATTAAATAAACAGACATGAGGCGCGGAATACTCCGCGCCTTTAATAAGTAGGTGAGAAGATGGCTTTACCCGATGGGCTTTTAGATGCAGTAAAAAATTATCTCAATATTACATGGACGGATACGGATACCGATACAAATCTTGAGGGCATTATCGCCCGTGGAATGTCACGCCTTAACGAGCTGACAGGTAATGATGCGTTGGATTACACAGTTGAGGGGCAGCCCCGGGCTTTACTTTTTGAATACTGCAGGTATACGCGCTCGGGCGGATTGGCTGACTTTGAGACAAACTACGAGCCGGAAATTACTCACCTGCAAAACATGGAAGAGGTGAGGGCTTATATCGCAGAAAGTACAGACGTTTAATGACGGCATAGTCAAACTTTATAAAGTAGAAAACACTGCGGCAGATGGCGACATGCCAAAGGATGGAATTGTTTTGATATATGAAAATATAAGGTTTCATAAGCGTACTGTCGGCCTGCAAAGGTACTGGACGGCAATGCAGAACAATGTCCAAATAGATAAGCTTATCCGTATACCGAAAGTCAGTGAGGATATAAGGCCCGGACTTGTAGCTGTAATAAATGGAGACACTGAAAGACAGTACGAGATTAAGCAGGTACAGGAACCGGAGGAGGTTTATCCATATGTGCTGGATCTATCTCTAGAAAGATTGGAGCATACCTATGGTACTGTCTGATATTAGGGATGCCCTGCTTACAGTAGGCTGTCCCGTGTTTCATTTTGAATCCGAAGGTGATAACGACAAGTATATTGTTTGGGCGGAGGATAGCGAGGGCGATACACCGTATGCAGACAATCAGCCTACCAATACAGTATTGGAAGGAACGGTTGATTACTTTACAAAAGAGGAATATGACACAAATAAGGACAAAGTCGTAAAGTCGTTAAGGGGGATAGGTTGCAGTTGCAGATTGAACTCTATACAACACGAAAACGACACAGAATACATTCACTATGAATGGGTTTGGCAGGCGATAATAAATGGCTAGAATGGCATTTAAGGCGGGAGATGAATATGCGCTGAAGCTTTCAAGGCTAGACTCGGGTTCTGAGAAGATAGCAAAAAAAGCTATATATGAATCCGCTGAGATTTTAGCTGATGGAATAAGAGCGGCAGCAGATAAAAAACTATCTGATGAAGCGACTGGTCAAATGATGGAGTCTTACGGAATCAGTGAAATTGACATGGACAAGCACGGATACTGGAATACTAAGATTGGCTTTGACGGGTATGATGATAAAGGAGTGCCGAACCAATTAAAAGCCAGAGTGTTTGAAAGCGGATCGAGTAAACAAAAGAAAAGACCTTTTATTCGGCCTACTGTAAATAGGCTAAAAGGGCAGGCACAAAAGCGGATGGAACAAGTGGTGGATGAAGAAATCAAGAAAGTAATGAAATAAGGAGATTCATATGGATGAAAAATATAATGAGTTTATAGGTGTCGATAGTCTATATAGGGCGCGCGTTACAAAAGATGACGAGGATAATTATACCGTCGGTACTCCAGAGTTTCTTGCACCTGTGGGAGAAGTAACAGGAGCAGCTACTATGGAGGCTCAGAAAACCTATTATGATAATAAGATTGGCAGCCACCGGGTGTCGGAAGGAGTAACAGAACTTAATCTAACAGTACCAAATTTACCACCTGATTTTGCTGCTGAATTATCCGGAAAGTATTACAATTCTGCAAATGGAAGGGTTTACGACTCCGGAAATCCTAACGCACCCGATTATGCATTAGGGTTTAGGTACGACATGGGTGACGGCAACTATAGGTATTTCTGGTACTACAAAGGTAAGTTTGTACTCGGTTCTGAAGATGCTAAAAGCAGAGAAGAGACCTATGAGTTTAAAACCCAACAAATCAAATTCCTTGCAGTAAGAACTAATCATAAGTGGATGATTGACGGAAAGCTGCAACAGCAAAAGCGACACTATGGAGATTCTGTCAATCCTGCGTTTGATGAAACCGGATGGTTTACACAGGTGCAAACTCCTGATGTGATCGGTGCGCCGGATGCTTTGTCTATGTCAAGTGTGCTGCCGGCTGATGATGCAACGGATGTGGCCGTAACCGCAGAGCCTAAAGTGACATTCAACAACGCGATAAAAGATGAAGCTATCCAGATAGTAAAGGCGTCGGATGGTTCCGTGGTACCTACAATGAAAGTATGGAACACGGCAAAGACAGAAGTAACACTGCAGCACGCTGTAGAATTCAGTAATGATGAAGTCTATCTGATAGTAATATCAGGCGTAAAGGATGTTTATGGGCAGGCTCTGGCAGCGGATGTGTCTAACTTTACAACTATAGCTTTATAAGTGGATTTAACACATAAGGGCGGATATACCGCCCTTTTTTAAAGGAGAAAAAATGGCAAGTGTATATACGATAGAGATAAACGACAAGAGGTATACGCAGGTGCGTATACTGGCTTATCTGGCAAGGAGTGCTATAGCACTCAACAGGGAGACACTCGACTTTGCAAAACAAGCACAGGAAATACAAAAAAGCGATGTTGGGGTGGAGGACGTCGAGCAAATCACGGAAAGGATATCAGAACTAAACGATAGAAAATCCAACTTAGTTTGTGAGGTTTTCGAGAATAAGTTCACGGTTGATGAACTTGAACGGAATTACAGCGTTGCAGAAATTACGGAGCTTGTACAAAAGATAGTTTCCGGAATAGGCGGAACTTTAACAAAAAACTTAAAGGGGGCACAGGAGGAAGTGCCCGAGTAAATCAAACACCGGAAGATTCGATGATGGGACTTTACTCGTCATTAGTTAATAACTTTGGATGGAGCCTGCGAGATATCGACAATACTTATCTCGATACACTGATTGACTTTATTTATTACAAAGACAATGACCCAAACACAAAAGTTATAAACGGCAAAACATATCACAGAGCAAAGGGTGTACCGTCGTGGCTATGAAGGATATTAAATGCCCTAATTGCGGCAAGCCATTGCTAAAAGCAGAGAATGGGATAGTCGAAATAAAGTGCCCTAGAAAGGGAAACCGCAAGGGATGCGGTAAAACATTTAGATTTGAAATCACAAACAAGAGCGTAAAGCACACGATGATTCGGGAGTAGCGTCACGCCTGTTTTTTAAAGGCGGGTGAATGACGTGGCAGCACGATATGATATAGGTCCTAAAATCGGAATAGACGGCGAGAAGGAATTTAGGGCCGCTATAAGAAGCTCATATAATGCTTTGCGTACTCTCGGAACAGAGCTACAGGTAGCAAGTTCCGAGTTTGATAAAAACGACAAAAGCCAAAAGAACCTCACCGCGCAAAATAAAATACTCAATAAGCAGATTAAACAGCAGGAAGAGTTACTGGTTACCTTAAATAAGGGGCTGGAAGAATCAAAAAACAAGCTTGGAGAAAACCACGAACATACCGAGAAGTGGCAGCAGTCTGTAAACAGGCAAACTGCGAAGCTGAATAAGCTTAAGCAGGAAGTAAAAAGTAATAATACTGCCATGTCTGAAGGAGCATTGGGAGCTCTCGGACTTAAAAAAAATATTGATAAAGTCGGAGATAGTGCAAGCAGTAACGGTGGCAAGCTTAAAGCCTTTGGAAAAGTAGCGGCGGGAATAGGCAAAGTCGCACTTAAAACTATGGCCGCTATAAAGACTGGGGCCGTGGCTGCGGCTAGAGGTATATTAAGCCTCGTAGAAAATACAAGAGAATATCGCTCTGATATGTCGAAGCTTGAGCAGAATACGAAAAATGCCAATCAAGACTTCGACAAAATGAAGGGACATGTGCAGAGCATAACCGGGCTTACGGGAGAGATGGACAGCTCCATCGAGGCTGTGTCGAACCTTATGGCGACGGGTTTTGATGAAAATGGAATTACAAATGCCGTTGATGCTCTATCGGGCGCTGTAATCAAATTCCCGGATACTTTGAAAATAGAAGGCCTTGCAGACGGACTGCAGGAAACTCTGGCTACAGGAAAAGCAGTCGGCACGTTTGCGGAACTTATCGAGCGCATGGGCGGCGACTTGGAAGCATTTGATGCAGAGATGGCCAACGCTACTACGCAAGCGGAAAAGCAGCAGGTCGCTTTAAAATGGCTGGCGGATAGCGGACTATCGGAAGTCAACGAAGCATATAGAGAAGCTAATAAAGGAATGCTTAACGCGGCCGAGGCACAGCTAAAGCTTGATGATTCTATGGCCAGCCTTGCTTCTACTTTCGAGCCGGCAGTAGCCACAATCAAAGGCGGCGTTGCTGATGTACTTAGCAGCCTTGTCGGCATGGCTACCGGGGCTGAGGGTTCCACTGAAGATTTCAAAAAGAATGTTGGAAACTTAGTCCAGGGCATCTTACAGCAGATAGACACGCTTATACCTATGGTGGTAGCTACGGCGGAAGCATTGATACCAGCTCTAATAGATGGGATTGTAACAAGTCTGCCACAGCTTATAGAGGCGGCAATATTATTATTAGATACTCTTATAAATTCGATAATAGAAAATTTGCCTTTGATTATCCAGGCGGCAATTAAGCTAGTCAATATGCTTCTCTTGGGCATTGTACAAAGCCTTCCTTTGATAGTCGACGGAGCGGCTCAAATCATAATTGCTCTAGTATCAGGCATTGCCGGCTCGCTGCCTACTTTAATACCTGCGGTAGTAGAAATGGTACTGACAATCGCACGTGGTTTGGTTGATAACTTACCGCTTTTGGTGAATGCGGCTGTGGAGCTTATCTCCGGACTGTCTTCTGGCCTTATGGATGCTTTACCATTATTGATGGAGCAAGCTCCAGCAATATTACAAAGTTTGGCGGATGGAATAATTCAGGCGCTTCCTATTTTAATTGAAACAGCCTTATCTTTAGTAATGAAACTCGTAGAGTATTTGCTCGACGAGGGCAATCTAAAAATGCTCATTGACTCTGCATTGGAGATAGTCACTGAGCTTGCAACTGGAATTTTATCCGCACTGCCTGTACTTATAAAGCAGGCGCCGGTAATCATAAAATCGTTGATTTCCGGGATTGTCTCGGCTATACCAATGCTCATTGATACAGCAATTGAGCTAGTGATGTCTTTTATAGATTTCTTACTTGATGGTGAAAATATAGGCTTATTAGTTCAGTCGGCGATAGAGATAATTTTTGCACTGATAACTGGCCTGATAGGGGCCATACCCGAATTGATACTTGCGATTCCCAAGATAATTAAAGCCATTATAGATACCTTCTTGGAGACCGACTGGGGAAAGATAGGCTGGGAGATTATCAAGGGTATAGGAGAAGGCATTAAAAATGCAGCGGTAAACCTTTGGGAAACTGTCAAGGAAGTAGCCAGCAGCATTTTCAAAGGATTCACGGATTTCTTCCAAATCAACTCGCCATCTGTACTTATGCAAAACGATGTGGGCAAAATGATAGGGCTTGGCATGGCTGAAGGGATAGAGGATAGCCAAAGAGAAGTAGAGAATGCATGGGGAACGCTTACTAAAAATTTCAACATGAATGCCAATGAATACTCGAATACAACACAGCACAATGACTACTCATCTACCGATAACAGCAGAACAAGCCAGATAACTCTGCAGGTAACTGGAAAAGATGAAGAGCTTGAGTATGAAAGGAAAGCAAACGAAATGCTCAGACGCGTACAAGCAGCGATGGCTTATTAGGATTTTATTATGCAAAAGATAACTTTTACAAACTCTGATAATGAATCCATTACAGTAAAAGCAGCACCTCCGTTTATTCTTCAGAACCTAACGGGGATAGGAAAAGTAAACTCAACGATACTGCCAAACCGTGCATATAACCAAAATGGCACTACTCTTTATGGAGTGGTGCAGGATCCGCGCCCTATAAATTTTAGGGTGTATATAGAAGCAAATGATACTGTCGCGCTTTTACAATATCGTGATGAAGTATTTAAAGTTTTTAATTCTTTGACAGAATTAGGCGAGCTTATATACGAAAATGAGATAGCTAAGTATCGTATAAACTGTGTCGTATTTGACGGGCCTCATGAGGTCATAGATATAAGATCGGATTATACGCAGGCATTTGATATTGGGCTATATTGCCCGAAACCTGACTGGCTGTCATATGTACCCACTCAAATCAAGATGACGGACTTAATCGGCGGATTGAGATTTCCTATAACGTTTCCAATAAGATTCGCGGAGCGCGGTGACGGTGGGCGTGTGGAATACACAGGGCAGAACTCGGCACCTGTACTGCTTGACTTTCGTGTGGCAAGCGGCGGCACTACCATGAGCAACCCGAGAATCGTAAATGAACTTGGAGAGTTTATAGAAATTGAAAAAACTATATCGAGCGGTGAAAAAATATTAGTTAATACGGAGCCTGATATACCATCAATAATGCATGTAGACGCTTTGGGCGTGGAGACAGATATCTGGGACTTGCAAGTATATGGGTCTAATTTTTTTCAATTACATAAAGGATTAAACATTTTCACTTTCACAGCAGAGGGCGGAAGCCCTGAAGTTTATTTGACATATAGCGAACATTACGCGGGGGTTTAAAGAGTATGGAATATAGCGGATTTTATGATGACGTGAATTATGCAAGTGAGATCCACGCAAAAATGATGGAACTGATAGCAGAAGGAGTAGTACCGAATTACTTAAATGAACTTAAAGTAGCTATCGGTACGGGTTTACAGGTAACTATTGACAGCGGTGGATGCATACATGAGGGAAGGTATTATATCCAGGAAGAACCTGCAGATGGTGCAAGCCCCAAGACATTGCCTATAGACGCGGCCAGTTCCGGATATTTAAGGAAAGACAGGACTTATATAGAATGGAATATAAGCACATCAACCGGAGCATTGAAAGTGGAGAAAGGCACGGAAGCGGCGGCCAATCCTACAGCGCCTTCTTTATCGGAATCGTCATCAATAAGAATTTTTAAGCTCGGTATAGTCAATGTAGACGGTGGTACTATAACCGGTATCGAAGATGAGAGGGTTATAGGTGGCGCGCGTACTACACAAAGCTATATAACAGGCGAAATAAAGTGTGTGGCGTTTTTGGGAGAAATCGAAGGCTGGCTTGATTGCGATGGTGGTCTGTCTTCAAGAACTGAAGAGGCAGATTTATTTGCCCGTATAGGAACACTGTATGGAGCAGGGGATGGCTCAACAACATTTGCCCGGCCGGATTTCAGGGAAAGAACACCAGTAGGATATAAAACAGGTAGCGCAGAGTTTGGAACTCTGGGGGCAACACATGGCGTTAAGAAACACCAACTATCCGAAGCTGAACTTCCGGCACATGTTCATGACAATAGCCATAACCATAGTTCTGGTGGTTCACATAATCATAATGGTGATATGAGAGCATTCACAGATATTGGGTCTAATAAAACTATTGCTCCTGGAGGGGACGGAGCAACTCCTGGATATGACGTCGCAAACACTTCTAATCCGGGAGGAGAACATTCGCATAGCTATTCGGGGAATACGGGAAGCGCTGGAAGTAACGAAGAGCATCAAAACATACAGCCTTCAATTGCTGTGAGATGGATAATCAAAACATAGTCAAGGTAAATCATGAAAAAACCATCCATACAAATACTAGATACCGACTTATCTAACAGGCATTCGATATCAGGTTATAATTCATTGGAGTTTACCCGTGCTTGGAATTCGCAGGGATATTTTAAACTTGTAATCAATAAGGCAAATCCTACTGCAAAGTATCTGGCCACTGATAAGATATTATATATAGACGAGAAGAGAATAGGGTATATAAAAAAGCGGAACTTTAGCGAAAAAGATAATAAGGCAAACGCTTTAATAATCATCGAAGGCGTGGAGCTTAAAGATGAGCTTGCGAGGATTACGTATCCGGCTGCCGGACAAACTACGGATAGTTACGATAACGAATACACCGAAACCATAGTAAAGTCTCTGATTAATAAAAATGCAGGGGCAAGTGCTGCAGATGTTTTAAGGCGCATTCCTAATCTTGAAATATCATCAGATAACAACCGTGGTCCACAAGTTTTTTTTTCCACAAGGTATAAGGATCTGATAAGCGAGATATATAAGCTTTTGGTTGCCGCGCTCATGGGTTTGAGATGCAGTATTGATTTTAACGATTTAAAGATTATATTCGATGTGGCGGAAGGAAACGATAAAAAAGCTGTCCCAGGAGTATCTGCCGGTGTTGTTTTATCTGTCGATTTAAAAACGGCAGATGAAGTAGAAGCTATAGAAGATAAATCAGGATATCGAAATGTAGCAATCGCGGCGGGTCTTGGTTCTGGTACTGAACGAACAATATCTGAGGTCGGTGATACTGATAAATCCGGATACGGCCGCAGTGAAACTTTTTTGGATGCGCGCGATATTGCATCTGATACTGAGCTTTCCGAGCGCGGCAATCAAAGGCTAGCCGAAACTAAGATAGTTAAGGGCAAGACAATAAAGTTCAATGAGGTAGGTCCCAGAAAGCTCGATGAAGCATTTACACTTGGTGATTTTATAACGGCCGAAGTTGAGGGCATATATGAAGATGCACAGGTAATAAAAATAACAGAAGTTTATGCAGGAGTCGCTGCACCTGATGTCAGTCTTGTTCTCGACTTTGATTATATGGATTCATTGGCTAAAAGCTTCAAAGTCAATAATGAGAATAATAAAAATGTGGTAGCGAGTGACAGTCCTAGCGGCGGTGGCTCCTCCACCTTCATAGAACAAAGCGATACTCCGGCTACTTATACCGGACAAGCAAAAAAGATACCGCGAGTAAATGCCGCAGTCGATGCACTAGAGTTTAAAGACTTAGGCGAGATAATAAATGATGCTACAGCAAAGACTATACCAGCGGACGCCGATACTATAGGATTATCTGACAGTGCAGATTCTAATAAAATAAAAAAGTTTAGCTGGGCAGATTATTTAGTTGCTACTATGTCATGGCTTAATGAGCGAGGCTTTTGTATATTTGAAACCTTAACCGCTAACCGCACTTATTATACAAAGCCGGGAAGCGGACCGGTAACTGGAAGCGGAACCCTTGCAGACCCTTTCACTGGAAGCGATGTAATACAATACGTACTTGATATTATCGGAGCGTTAAATATTTCTACTTTTAATATAACGGTTGATTTATGGAGTGCTACGGGTACAGGAACGGTAACTTATGTGCTGACAACCGGACATGTTTTAAAATCAGCGATAGGCTCTGGAATCATCTATATAATTGGAAATTCCAGCAATCAGGACAGTGTGGTGCTTGATGTTAATGGTAATACTGGTATTAATAACACACCGTTAGGACAAACATTTGTACTGAAAAATTTCCAAATGTATGACGCCGCGACTACTGAATACGGATTGTTAATGTCCAATTACGGATATATAGAACTGGACGGCATACACTTCAATGGTATAAAATACCCGGCAAGGGCGGCCATTAACGGCGCGAGAATAGGAGTATTCAACAGGGACAACGCGACAAAGATAACGGGTTCTCCGAGCTTTTGCTTTTGGGTCAACCCTCAAGGAGAGTTGTTTATATCAGATGGTACACTAGACACAACGGCATTAATTTCTTTTAATTATTTTTATTTAGCAGAAAATCTTGGTTTGATAAGAATGTCAAACAGCACTAATTATACAACAACAGCGATACCGGGACAAAAGTGGTATGTATTGGGGAATGCTGTATTAGATGTAAATGCAAATACCGTTCCAGGCAACACGGCAGGCGTACCGGCAATAGGCACGTCGCCATATGGCGGGCAAGTGAGATAGAAAGGAGTATGGTATGGGTTTTTACAATGAAGAAATAAGAGTTGCAATGACAAGAATAGGTGAGGCTGCAGACTCGTGGGAGGAAACTCCGGAAGGCATAAGCCGTAGTATAAAGGATTGTGAGTTTATTTTAACGGAACTCGAAAAGATAAAGGAGACTTTTTAATGGACTACGGAAACATATTACTTGGGGCAGCGGCGATTATATCAGCATCTGCAGCATTATTTGCAAATATCAACAAGCGGAAGCAGCAACCGATAGAAAAGCTGTGCAAGGATTTATCAGAGCTTAAAGAGGACATCTGCGTAATAAAACAGGCTAGTTTTTTCTCTTTGCAGGCGCATGTGGAGCAAGGCGCGAACGGCGATGTGAAAAAAGCATATGAGAAACTAAAGGGTTCTGTATTTAAGGACTAATTTGTAAAAACAAACTACAAGCCGCGAGGCTTGTTTTATTATGCATAAAAAAAAGGAGAATCATTATGGAAAACTTTTTGACACCGGATTTACTGATTGCCCTGGGCGCGCTCGTGGTGGCGCTTATAGGTGGACTGACTGCATGGATAAAGGTGAAGATGCAGAAGAAAGCCGACCTTGAGATTGCGGCGGCGCAGACGGAGGCTGAGATAAAGCAATTAGAGAAGCGAAAGAAGTATATAGGGCTGGCTCGTGAGATGATTGTGGACATCGTACGGAGCCTACAGGAGACAAATGTAAAGGCCATGAAGGAAGCCAATGGGGGCACTCTTACGCCGCAGGATATAGACAAGTTAAGATTTGAAATGATTAAGACGCTCAAGGTAATGCTGCCTAAAGAAATATTAAAATTTTTGGAGGAGACATCGGAGGACTTCGAAGGACTTGTGCAAGTACTTGTAGACGGCGCGATATTTTTGCTTAAAAGCGGATTTTTCGTATCAGAAGATAATATGAAAGCGGCGGAGATAGCAGCGGAAGGAGAGTGATCCAATGTCTGTCGTTGATAAGTTCATTGAGTTAGGACTCTCGCATGTGGGCGGTGGATACGTGTACGGCACGAACGGTGATATTTTAACCGAAGCGTTATTGCAAAACAGGATGCGTCTTTTGGATCCGCTGCAGACAGGTTCATTCCGTCCTAAATATATGGCCCATATACGCAAAAACTACATGGGTAAATATGTTGCTGACTGCTCCGGGCTTATAGTCAGCATTTGCCGCGATTTGGGTCTTGATAAAAGTGACTATTCAGCGAGCCGTTTATATTACTATCAGTGCGACCGAAAACCGATATCCGAAATCGAGCGCGGTGACCTGGTATTTAAAAAGAACAGCACTTCCGGGAAAGTATATCATGTAGGTATCTACTTGGGAGACAATGAAGTGCTCGAAGCACAGGGCACGATGTACGGCATTCGCGTAAATAAGCTTAGTTCATCGTGGACGCTTGCGGGCAGGCTCAAGGTTTTTGGAAATGCTAAGGCAGAGCCGGCCGAGCCTGAAAAGCCATACACGGGGATATACGAGGTCAACATAAAAGATACGCCTGATAACTACCTGAATATAAGAGATACACCATCCGGACATCTGGTTGCGCGCCTGGCGCCACATGATTTTATAAAGGGGTTGGGGCAGTCAGAGTATAAAGATGGGCTTATGTGGGTAAAGGTAGAGCCTTACAATCTAGCGGACGCTACAGGCTGGGTCGCAGAAAAATATCTAAAGAGGATTGATGAGCTCCCGGCGCATGTGGCCGATGCTTTGCGGCAAAATAATTAATAAATGCAACATGCATGCAACACAAGAGAATATAATCGGTTATAATGATACATATATCAAATAATAAATAAGCTTCTCGGAAGGCTAGTAAACAGTAGAAATTCATTATGTTTTATGTATAGGATTATTGTACTTAATAAAGTGTTATTAAGACTCAAAATCTGATGTCCTTCGGGACGTGTGGGTTCAAGTCCCACCTTCGGCACCAAGAGAAAGCTCAACCGTTAGGTTGGGCTTTTTACTTGTGCGTGGGACTTGAACGAAGTCAAATGTTTTGCCTCGCAAAACATGGTGGGGAGCGAAGCGACAACAAGTCCCACCTTCGGCACCAAAATAAAAAGCCGCAAGGCTTTCAGACTGTCGAAAAACCCACAATCGTCAATTTGCATGAAGCAAATGTGACTTACGGCGTCGCGCAAAATTGCATATACGCTCATTTACAAAGAGTAAACCACA